TTGAACCAGGAATACTTTTCCTTGTTTAAAATCAAAACGCAATATGTCGATAAGATGCGGTTTGTATCCGGGGTAAATCGACTGCATATCATTATCGACATACACTGTGTGGTAGTCGAATTTAACGTCTAATATTGATCCCCTATCGATGATTGAAAGTTCAATATCAAGCGGAATATTATCATTACTCGAAACCTCAGCAACACAATCATCATTTGTGTGAATGAGTTCGCCACATTGCGGGCAATAAAACTCATTTGACATATAGGGGTCTACGATTTTACCCATCCCTGAAGACACGGAAGGCCACAAGCAGGCAAATGATTGCCCGCAATCTACGTGGTAATGTACAGCAGGTGACCAAGAGTTCACTTGCTTGCGCCGTACTAGGTCATACAGCTTTTTGACTGACAAACTAAATAATACCTTCATAAGGCGCTAACCTCTTTCTTATAACAAATCGTCTAAATCGTCTTCTTCAGGAGTTTCCTCAATCGGTAGTGTTTCTTCAACGGGTGCTTTCTTCTTAGGAGCACGTTTGCGTTTTGGCTTTTCTTGTTCTTCTACTGCTGGAGTATCTTCTACCGGTTCTTCCACCTTAGGCGTTTCTGTTTTCTTGCCGTTTAATACTTTAAGTCCCAAATCACAAGCAGCAATACAACCTTCACAGTACGCCATAGCTGCGTCTTTACGTTCGCTAGCAGGTGCGTTTTTTACTAATTCATATAAGCTATCAACGGCTTCGCGTTGTTGTTTAATTTGTTCTTTGTTAATCATAATGACTTCCTCCTAGTCTTTCATATAATACGGGTTTTCAAACCCCGCTGCGTTTAATATGAGGCCCTCGTTCCAGGGCTCTGGTTTACACATAATATCTATAACTTCATCTAAACTGCCTTCACCTATAGGTGCTTCGATAACCACTTCATCGTGGATATGGGCTACAATCTTGTATCGTGCTTTTGCCAGTCTTAGCATTGCGGCTGCTAAACAATCTCTTGCTACAGCCTGTACAATGTTTTCGACGAGCTTTCCGCCGTAGGTTTCGACCCTGCCCCATGTATTCTTAACCTGATCCATGCCGTCATACTCAATCGATTCACTACCGAACCGATTGAGCCCTATTCTAGGCCTTGCATAAGCAAGTCTACGTCCGGAGGGTAACTCGATAAACATAAACCCTTTCGATTTAAAGAATCGAATATTACCTTGTCTAATACGTACAGGTTCGCCAGTCTTTACGACTTTCTTGGCAGCAGTATCCGCGTCTTTCCAAAATCTAGTAATGCGTGGACTAGCTTGCCGCCATGCTTCGATGATGCCTGGAAGTTCTGATTCTGGAATTTCCCCCTTTGAGTCCATCGATTTCATGGCGCCTACACCGCCGCCATAGCCGAGTGCCAGTTCTGCAACCTTACCCTTTTGCCGTAGGTGCCCGTTCACACCGTGCTTCTCAACAGGAACGTGGAACATGCTTGATGCGGATGCACAGTAGATGTCTCCACCTTGTGCAAATACATCCTGTCGCCACTGCTCGTGAGCGAGCCAGGCGATAACACGTGCTTCAATAGCACTGAAATCAGCTACTATAAAGCGGTGGCCTTCCTCTGCTACGAGAGCCGTACGAATGAGCTGCTTGATCACATCACCAGGGTTTCCATAAAGTAGGTCTAGCAATTCTACGTCTCTACTTTTAAGAACTTCCCTGGCTGTGTCTAAATCTTCTAAGTAATTACGAGGGAGGTTCTGTAGTTGTACTACACGCCCCGCCCATCGTCCGCTTCTCATAGCTCCGTAAAACTGAAGCATGCCATGGATACGTCCATCGGAGCATACTGCGTTTTTCATGGCCAAATACTTTTTAATTGAAGAGTTGCCCAGGACCTGCCGGTTCTTCAGCACAGTACGCACATCGGAAGGAATATCCTGTGATAGTAGATCTGATACGTCATCTTTTCGCATGGTTTCAATTTCGTGGCCAAGGCGATTTGATACCCACTCTTTAAGTTGCAACGTACTATTGGGATTATCTAGCCCTGTTAGCCGTGCCGATGATGCGGTGGCCTTTTCCACTATCTCGTCGTTACATTGAAGGGCAGCATCGACGAGGTCCATATCTACCTTTACGCCTCTCCAGTTGATGTCTTGATCAAGTAGCCAATACTCATGTTCAATGTCCGGCGGTTTCAATGAAAGCAAGCGTTTACGAATGGCCTTTTCAACCACTACGTCCTGCCTGTTATATTCAATAAATTCCGCCCATTTCTCAGGCGCATCCTCAGGCATATTCCGTGTCTTAGGATTTGTCTTAGTAGGCTTACGCGGAACGGAGAAGAATTGAATTAGGCGTTTACCCCGTGAATCCTTAGCTTCTCCTAATTTCAAAGCCTTAGACACATTATCGAGGCTTGCCGGTAAGCTACAGTACAAAGCAAGTACAGATGTACATTCCCAATTCGTATAGTCCGCATCAGGGAAGTACTTTTTTAGGCATAGCATTTCAAATGCTGCATTGAACGCGGTCTTTGTAATTTCCTTATTATACAAAGCGTCCACCACCCTTTCGGGCAGTGGATTCTTTGTCATATCAATTACTTCGACGGGTTCGTTATCAAAGCTATAGGCAAAGAGCAGTATTTCAAATGTTGTATCATCAACGTATCGCTGTGCCCCATATTTAATAGGGCAGGCGCAATAGGTTTCCACATCAATACTGAGCTCCATAATTGCCTCCTTAGATTAAATCGTCGTCATCGTCTAGGTCGCCTAAATCATCGTCGCCAAAGTCATTAGCAGATACATGTACACCACCAAGGCGTTCACCATCTTTAACTTTACGGATGCCGTTTAGGCCAAAGCCTACACCCTTCTTACCGTTGAAGTTATAGGCAAAAACGGAAAGCGCAACTTGTGCGTATACACCGGAGTAGATTTCTTCTTCGATGTCGAAGTCATCCATTTTGATTTTGTCACGAGTAAATACGATAGGTTGCTTATCGCTGTTAGCGTTAATGAAGTATTTGCCAGCATATGTTTCAGGTTGGTCAACTACTGCTTCATCAGTATCGCCGTCGCGTAAGTTCAATTTGAGGTAGGCTGCTTTGCCTTCTACCTTAGCAACTGCTTTTGGATCCGCTTTGAGTTCTTCAATCGCACGTTCAAATGCTTTGATTGTCTTCTTATCTGTTTTATCGATAATGATTTGGGAACTATATTTTGCTTTGCCGTCGTCGTTTTTACGAGGGGAAGCGATATTTGCATAAGAAAGTCTTACTACACCAGTTGTTAATTTAGCCATGTTACTGTCTCCTTATTTCTTAAATGGGTCATGTTCATAATCAAACCCTATTACCGTATTAAACAATTCATCTAATTCATTTTCGATATCAGAACGTTCATCATCGAGTCGGTCCCACTCCTCATCCTTTAACCAAGGATACTCATACGGGTCTAACTCCTCTTCCGTTTGATAGCTAAGTTCTATCGCGTCGCATCTAGCATCTACCGTACAATATCGCGTGTATAGGCTAGTGGCATAGGCAATAGTAATTTGGTAAAGCTCGTCGAGGTAATGCCCTCGTTCATGAAGCTCTATAGCGATAGCTCGTACGGAAATCATTTTTCAACCTCCGCCATTAGCTTCGCTACTAATGCTTCTAGCTTAGAGATACGGCTTTGGGCATCCTTGGCTTCCGCTACGTAGTCCGCGCCCTTTCCTGTTTTAAAAGAAACGCTTACATTGTATTGATTTTCACCGCCCAAAGTAGCGCCAAAGCCCAACAAGATACGTTCATTAGGTCTAGCGAATACGCCGAGCGCTACGGCATTGCTGTTACGATAATGGCCGTAGCTAACTGCGTAGCTGACCTTATCATTTTTGTTGAACTCCAAAGGATGGAGCCCAGCTAATGCTGCGCTAGATGCGCCCAATTTATTAATGCGTTGTTCGGTTGCATTGATGCGGTTGTTAATTTCACCGGCCATATTATAGGTACGTTGTTCAAGTGCAGTAATTCGGCCTTCATGGTCAGCAGATGTGGCTTGAAGAGTGCTGATATCAGATGTGTTAGTGCGTACCTTTGTGCCCAACGAATTAATCTCGTCATAAGCTGCAAAGAGTTGGCTACCATTGACAGCATCCAAACTGTCAGCTTCCACTCTGCCGGCACTCACATTTTGGAGTTGACGGTTATACTGAGCCACGCCACCTGCACCCGTGCGAGCTTTGGAACCAAAGGATACCACTGCGCCAGGTTGCTCACCTGCGAAGATGTGACGTGTACCGTTAAGGTCGATACCGTCAACACCTACCGCATCATCGGTCACCGAGTTGGTGCCAATGGCCACCGCGTTGGCACGATCCGCAACGGAATTATTACCGAATGCAACAGCGTCAGTTGCTAAGGCCTTGGAGTGTGTGCCGAACACCAACGCGCCCTGGCCACTAGACTCGGAATTAGAACCGAATACTAGTTGTTCCTTTTGGGAACCAATTTTATTGTTGTAGCCTACTACGGCGGACTGGCCACCTGCTACTGTGCCATTGTTAGCGCCAACCGCGACGGAGTTTTCTCCAGTCACATTGTTGGAACGGCCAAAGGCCACACTAGATTCTCCAGATACGAACGCGCCATTACCGATAGCAACGCTATCATATGACGCCGTTCTAGCCTGGTTGCCGATAGCGATGGTGTATTCCACCAAGCTTTCGGCATGGGAGCCAAAGGCGAAGGAGTTACGGCCGGATGCTTTGGCATCGTTACCACCGGCAAAGCCGTTTTCCCCAGTTACGGAATTGTTAGTACCAAAGGCTAGCGCATTATTTGCGTCGATGTTGTTTTGGAATCCCCATACTGCGGAGCTTGTAGAAGTTGCGGAGATAGTATTATTTGTCCCGCCTAATGTATTATTGCTAGTTGCGCCGGCTACATTGACAGCCAGCGCGGAAATCGCGAGTACCGCTGTTACTGTTTTATTCATGTTTATACCTCATCATCAAATTCATTAGCCATAGATTCTATGGTGTTAATTGCTGGGCGTTTATCGCTGTCCGGTACAAGTGTAGGCTTGCCTTCCGGCTTGTCGATATACGCTTCTAAGTATTCGGCAACGCCCTTTTTACCAAGAACCTTCTGCAGATTTGTGATACCTTCGAGTTCACGTGGTTTAAAAATGTCCTCTTCCTTGTAGCCGTTATCGAGCAACGTCTTGGCCGCGGCATCTGGATTCGTGATAGTACGTCTTGACGTACCCTCCACTAATTTATATCCAGGCCATTGCTTTTCACCCGATAAGGCTTTCTCATAAGCGAAATCGTAAACACCTTTAATCCATTTCGTGATTAAATCTTTCATCGCCAGGATATCAGATACTTCCTGGTCAGTTAGCAATTGATTCAACTTGCCACCATCTTTATAGAAGGCTGTAAGGCAAGTATCAGCTAACGCCCGGCAGGTGTGCCGAGCTTTACAGAAGTTACAGTAATCACAAGGCGTACAATCGCCCTCACCACGAAAGGCACGTTGCGCGATTGGTTTGATGTCTTCACCCCAATCGAGTAGCTCTTCAAGAGGCAATTCATCGGTAGACACGCTATCGAGTCTTGGCTGAACGATGGTCATACGAACCGTTTTTACATCATACAAGAACTCGTTAACGTCATAAGCACCTAATGCGTAAAGTCGCATTTGTGTGTTTTCAATGGCACTCACTGGAACGCCCTTACCATACTTTAGGTCAATCACTTCTAGGATGCCGTCGGCTACGATTACCATATCGCCCGTACCAAAGCCCTCAGGAACCCACCTAGAGAAGTCAAGCTTTGCTTCAATCATGACTTCCGCATCAGATGAACGGGCGCGAGCCTCGTTCACCTTTTCTTCGCAGATGTCAACATATCGGTTAACGGCTTCTATCATTTCAGTAGAGTAGTCGTCTAGCTTAGGCGCTTTTTTGCTTTCGAGCTTATGGCGCAGGATTGATTCAGCCAGATCATGCGCAACAGTACCTTCTGCAGCATAGGGCGATTGCTCATCAGGGAACATCGCTTCGAGTCTTGCAGAGGGTGTGCATACCAGCCACCGGGCACTACTTGAAGCGCCTAGTAAGGCGTGTTTCTTAGCCACGGCTGTTCACCCATTCCATAATTTGAATACGTTGTTCATCGGTAGCAGATGTTACCTTTTCAGCGCCGATGCTATCTAAGAAGGCTTTGAATTCGCCTTTTGCTTTCGTTTTATCAGCGGCTTTTGCCATTACGTCTTTCACTGCTTCACGAGTTGCTTCAAGGCTAGGAACTTCTTTCTTAGCTGGTTCTTCTGCTTTAGGTTCCTCAGTTTTAGGTTCCTCAGTTTTAGGAGTTGACGCTTCCTCTTTAACCGGCACAGCTTTAGGAGCTTCTACTTTTGGGGCTTCCTTCTTAACTGGTTTAACATCATTAGTTGTCCAGTTCGCAGGTTCTACGTCTTTAACAGGAGCCCCTACGATGGATTGGTATAGGTCTTTTACTTCTTGTTCTAATTCAACTGCTTTATCTACTGTGATTTTTAACTCGATCATTGTTTTGTTTCCTTTCGGTTTAACGATGTGATATACTTTAAATGGATATTTTTCTATGTGCCCTTTACGCATTGCCGTGCGTGAGGGCATTTTTTTTGTGCCTAAGCATTCATCAGGAATGCAATAATCTTTATTTGGGCACGATGTACAATCTTGCAATTTAATCACCGCCCTTCAGCGCACTTAAATCTAATGTTGATCCCTTGTCAGTATTTTGCCACTCATAAAAGTCAAGTCCCGACGATTTTAAAATATCGGCAGCTGCTTTACCTCCAGGTGCGGCATCGATAACACGACGCGCAGATTGATAAGCGTTCTCTAACTTTTCAAGTTTTTCATCATACGGTCTTGCAATTGTATAGAGTAATTTAATCTCATCTTTTGGGCTATCGATTCGCGCCGTCCACAAATTGCTTATCATACGGTTTAACATCACATCACAAGAGACAAGACTTTGTTTGAATGTCGAGCCGTAACCTGCTTTTTCTAGCGCGTTTGCAACCGATTCTGCAGAAGATAATAAATCTTTAAATTTTACAAATAGAGAGCTTGCTTCTACGGCGCTTCGCAAAGCTTCTGTTCGTGCGTTTTTCAAAGGCTCATACCTTTTCAAATATTCACTACGGACAAAGTCACGAACTGCCGATTTTGTAATGTTTATTTTTGGCATACTATTCTCCTTATACACATTTAAGAATCATGCGAATTTCTTGACCTACTAGAAGCCTATCCTTGAACGTATCTTGCGTTCTAAAGTCTTCCATATAGACCTCAAGCATTTCGCGGTATATTTGTGCTTTAAACGTTTCAGGCGTATCTACAACCTCCCGATACGGTTTAAGGATTTTAACAGGTGAGCCAAAGGTGTAATCAATGAAGCCTCGTATCTTCAATTTTGCTTTGATGTTACGTACTTTGTCATTCGACCACCCTAGCATAGCCATTACTTCCTCATTGGTCTGTACACCGCTATCGTTGTAGGCATTGTACAGAATTTCTTGATCTGTCATATTTCTGTCTCCTCTGTTTTACGGGTTGATGTATTTCTTTACATTTTTTACATACGGCGCGCGGTGCGCCTGTCGTAAAGCTCCAATACTGGTAGGGGCCTTTTAACCTCTTATTGCATCTTGTGCAGCGCTGAGTTCTCATACGTACTACCCTTAAAATCTATAATAGTTAGAGCTTTGTAGCCGACGGCTACGCATTAATTTACGGCGCAATCGTCTGACCTCAATTCTGTACTCAGATACCATCCAAGCCATGACCCCACTTAACACTTGAAACAGCGCTTGTGCAAAGCCAATGCGGTCGAGTTCTAAACTGCCTACCGTACCAATTATCATCAGTAGGCCGATTCCTTTAAGCAGCCCGTTCATACGATGTGCGCCTCCTTAAATGCTTCATTAATCTTCTCTTCCGGCCAGCCTAGCGTGTTGGCCAAGTAGAACCGGAACCCTTCTCTATCAATTGAAAAGGTGCGGCCCTTTTTGCCTTCCGTTTGCCAGCACTGCGCAAAGGGGAACTTATCTCTTGCGATACATTCACGTATCGCGGTCATAGTTCTTCCCAATACCGTGGCCATCTGGCACACGGCAATTGTTTTAGTTAGCATAAGTAACTCCTTCCTACCAGTGAAAAGCAGTGATTGCTGCCACTATGATGATAAAAATACTAACAGCCGCAGAAAGGCTAAGCATTAGCATCCAAAGACAGATGCTGATAACGGCCTGTATGTCACGCTTTTGCAATGTACTCGCCCCCATTCACGGTCTATCAAATTTAGGATTGTAGTAGTCAGTTTCCCAGAAATCGTTGGACTCGTCTCGACTAACTCCGAGTGCATCGCAAATAGCGACAATCGTTGCCATTTGTACCGATTTACCTTCAAGGGCACGATTTAACGTATCTCTTGAAATCTCCGCCGTCCGAATTAGGTCCGCTTTCGACATATTAAGTTCTTGCATACGTTCGCGAATCGCTTCGCCGTACATCCTTGTTGTGAATTCTTTTTGTTTCATAACACTGTCCTCCATTCGTCTCACATTCGTATCAAATATGAGACAATTATTCAAAAAAAATATTATGCAATTCTGCTTGACTAATATTTAGCACCTTTTCGATAGCTAGCATTTCTTTGATTGTAAAAGATTCGCCCCCGTCCCGTAAACGTCGATATAATACGCCTTTTTTAATACCAGTTTTAGCTGCTAATTTCGGAACAGTATACCCACTTGCAATTATAGCCCCTTTCAATTTATTTACGTTCAATTCAGGCCCCTCCTTTCTTATTACGAAACTCAATCAACGACTAAAGTATAGTCTCATTTTATCTCATTGTCAAGATTTTTGTGTTAAAATATCAAAAATAATTCATGTCGATAAAAATTCGTTGTAAATATGGAACACATAATATATAATCTAAAGTAACAGAAAAGGAGATCGGATTATGGATAACAATACAATTGGGCAAAGGATAAAAAATTTAAGACTAGAAAAAGGACTGTCTGTAGATCAAGTTGTAGAACAAATTTCTAAAAATGATAAACAATCGGGGATTTCAAGGGCAACATATTATCGATATGAAAGCCAAAATGCGGAAAATCAACCAGTAAAGGCCATAAAAGCTATCGCAAAAGCATTAGGTACGTCCGAAGAATATCTTTTAGGTCTTACTAATGACAAGCGTTCCAGAGAATGGGCCATGATTGAAAATTATAATGCGGCAATAACAAACAGAAACGAATACGAGAAAAATTTAAAGCACGAACTATCGCAATTCATTATGCAGATTATGGCTGATGATTCTCTTAAACAACTACTAAAAACCTGTATGCTTTTACCAAATATTAATTTACAATATCTTGATTTTCTGGCGATTCTAGGAAATGGGATACAAAGAGAATATTCAGAAAAGCTATCTAAGGCAGAAGCTCATCTTCAATCATTACAAATTAATAGCTCATCTATAGTCTCGGCTATAGAAGTAATAGAAGATGCTATCGATAATTCAACCCCTGCGGTTACTTTATCATTTACAGTATTAAAGAATTTACAAGCCAATCTTAAGTCTGCAGAATTATATGCCGAACAAGAAGTCGATTACTATAAAAAGGCACTGCTTTTAATTGCAGACTTTTTAAATAATCTTCAGCAGCTACATAATCAAACTCTAAAAGAACAACGTAACGATTAGTGCGAATAAGTTTAAAAGAAAGGTCTAATACATATGCAGAAAGAAGTTATTGGAAGTAAAGGTGATATTTACACCATAGAAATCACAGAAAATCCGTTTTCGATTCATTGTAACTGTAAAGCGGGTAGTATGGGAATGTTGTGCAAACATACTTTAAATCTATTATTATCTGATGATATTTCTGCTCTTCTGCCTAAAGATATTAAAATTGCCTATGATAATTACATATCTACACAGCAAGAAGTCGAAATAGCAAAGAAAGCTTCAGACAAAGCTAAAAAGAAGTTAGGGAAGTTATTAGTGAAATAACATTTTACACAGGGAGGTTTGTATTATGGGATTTTTTAGCAATGAAAAGAAAGTTATCGAGAGCCCTACTAAAGACTTCATGGGCGACCACCTATACTACTTAGATGGTCTAGGCGCCAATTTATTTGTATATGACAAATGTGTTGTTATTGATCGCACCAAAGGCGGTCTATTAAACTTAGGGAATCGCACTTACAAAATAATACCAATTAAGAACATTTTAGCTATTCAAGTTAAATCTACCGGTGTTACTACTGGCTTTTTAGAATTTGCTACTTATGGCCATGAGAACACATCTATGAAGGGCTTTGACCGTACAAATGACGAAAACAATATCAACTTTGCTAGCGAGCAAGCGGTTAAAGTGGCGAGGGACATCGTTGAGTTTATAGTTCCTAAAATCTGTTAACTCTCGCATATCGTAATTACCTTCGGCGGAGATGGCACCGTAGACAGCAAAACGCAAATGGGCTTGAAATAGTATATATAGCCGTCAACTGCTGTATATCACCTATTTTCCCGACATAGGAAAATAACAATCCCTGCACAGCGTGATATACTATAGATACCAGTACCCATCCACGCTTCAGAGTTTAACAACTACAGCGCACCAGGATGGGTCTTTTTGTTGAGAAAAGCCAGTCATCGTGCGGGTTGCTTCGAATTTGTTGACGTCAACAAAATCAGAAAACAGCGCATGATAACTGGCCTTGTGGAAAAAAAATCCTCCTACTCTGCTATATAGGTAGGAGGAATTGAATTATACTGGATAACGTTTATATAGGAGTTCTTATGTCAATTGAAAATGTATTAAATGAGGAAAACGCATTACTTTTAGAAATGCTACGAGAAGATAAAAATTTTATAGATACATCATTTACTTTCCCAAATCAAGGAAAGGAGCACCAATTGGAGCTGGTGTCTTGGAGTAATAGGAACAGATATATTCTATACATAAATAGAAAAAGCAATATTAAAACTCGATATACACTCCAGACCAAACACCGTGAAAGCCATATTTTATTACGCCTAGATTTAGACAATAAAACTCATCGTAACCCTGACGGGCAAAAAATAGGAGGCAATCATTTGCATATATTCGATAGAGATGATATGACAGGAAGCTGGGCTTTCGAATTAGATGATGCACAATTAAATGAAGTATTTCCAGGATTTGATTTTTCAGAAATTACTAAAAACGGAACTACCCCAATAGAGCAGTTCCGCTTGTTTTGTACATTATGTAATGCAACCAATCTTCCTTCAATTAATGAACAACCAGTAAATGATACGTTGGATTTCTAAGCAAAGGCTTCTTGATATTCATTCTTTTTAGACCAGGGAATACCTTGTATGTCATATTCTTTTAAGTGAGCAATATGAGTATCAATAGATTTATCTTGATCATTAATTAAGACAATAAATTTTCCCTCTTCGCCACGTTGCTCTTTGATATCAGTCCACGAAAAGATAAATCTTTCCAAATGAGATCGGCGGGGATTGTTCAATAGCTTAATAAATCGTTCTGGATGTAATTTATTACGCTGTAGCAAGAAATCAAAATTTTGAGTATACCCAGAGCGCCCTCTTAGAGAAATATCTTTTGAATAATATATTTCATGACTATCAAAATATTTTGTAACATCTTCAAAGAAGAAAGATTTAATTGACGATTGATTTAGATAAAACAAATCATTAATATCTAGCATAGCCTGGAACAATTGATGCTGCGCTTCACCCAAATTACTTTTTGGCACTGTTAAATACAATTCATCTTTTTTAGAATCAAGCTCAATCCCTCGCTTACGTACAATATCTTGTAAGATCTGCTTTCTTTTAGGTGTTTTAAAATCGAGCCCTGACATTTTTAAGTCTGTGATTGTATACATATCGTCGGATATTCTGTACATGCCATCCGCAAGGGCTTGTATATAAATTTGAATATAGTCGTTATGCCTATCAAGAAAAGGAGCCGTAATTTCAGTATAGCCGTTTCCTAAGTCTTCTTCTGTAATTTCAGATTTCAACCAATCTAAATACGTACTACTGAACTTCATGTATTCCACCTCCTATTCTCAGATATCTACTTATATTGTTTTATATCTTTATAATATCTTTAGTATATTATAATCCCTTTCATAACTAGCCGCAATACATATCTAAAAAGGCAGTATATTATAAAAAAATTTTTTTGAGGAGGTTGTTTTATATGGCCGTGAAACGAGCCAACGGTTCTGGAACCGTGTATAAAATGAAACACAAGCAGTTGCGCAAGCCCTACAGGGCGGTTGTAACATATGGCTACGATGCCAATGGCAAGGCTATCCGCAAATCGGTAGGCACATTTGCCACGCAAAAGGAAGCCTATACCGCCCTAGCCCTCTACTCCACTAATCCACCACAAGAGGAGCAACGTAAAATTACGTTTGGCCAATGCTTCGAATGGCGGATTGAAGAAGCAGAACGCCAGGGGCTGTCAGCTGGTCGCATGAAGATCATCCACACAATACAAAAGATGGTTAGCCATCTCAACAATATCGAGATGAAGAATATGCGTGCGGCACACTTTCAACCTATATTCGATAATTCGACACACACTAAATCATATCAAAAGCTTATTAAGGCTATTATAGTATCCGTAGGTACCCTAGCCGTAAAGCAGGAAATCATACCTAGGAACTACTTCTCAGATATTATCATCAATAAGAACGCTACGCCAATCAAGAAAGCTAACATATTTTCAAATTCGGCCCTCTACGCCCTTTGGCAACACT